TCGCAGAACTCAAGCGCCATATCGGTTCTTTCCTTGCTTGTGAGGTTGTCAATCTGACGCTGTTCCTCCATGTCGCAGAACACGGGATATGACGGCTTTTCGTCACCTATTGCCTTGACGCACGCATTTATCTGCCTGTCAAGCTCCGCCGTGTCTGTCGCTGTAACATACCAGTAACAGCCGAAATCTATTCCGAGTTTTCTGCACTGCTCGATGTTGCGTCTGAAATAAGTGTCCTCGTCCGTGCGTATGCCGGCACGGATAATTACAAACTTCACGCCTGCCGACACAGCCGCCGTAAAATCGAACTGCTCCTGTGCCCTGCTGATGTCAATGCCCTTAACTTTTAACATATTATTCTTCCTCGCTTTCGCTTTTCTCTGTGCTGTCGCCCTTGAGCTTCAGCTGCTTTAACACTTCAAGCATTTTTTTCGGTATCGGTATACCAAGCCCCGCCGCATTTTCCACAAGCGATATACCCTCATTGGCGATAAAGAACATCATGACCGCCGACTGTAGTACGGGAGTCGAATTAAGCACATAAGCGTCTAAAACGTGTGCAACGCCGACGAGCATTAAAATCAGTATTTTCTTGACTATGCCTTTAAAGCCGACCTCGCTTGACACGTCTTTTCTGACAATCGCACACGCAACGCCAGATATGTAATCAAGCACCATGCACACGATCAGAGCGGCAAGCAAGGGCGTAAAATCGCCCCATATCCACCCTATCACGCCGCCGATAGTAGCCACTATTCCGCCGAAAATGCCGTTGATTTTTTCCATAACTTTTTTCCTTTCTACCGATTACTCGGTATCTGTTATTTCAACCGGTTCTTCACCGATTTCTTCCTGCTCTGCCTTCATCTCTGCCTCATACTCATTCATCTCCTCATCAAACCTAGCAATATCCTCCGCCGTTATCCTGTCACGGCTGTAATGATTGCCGAGCTGCATAGCCGCCCAAGCCCTGTCAAAACTGCCGCTTTTAACGCCGTTCACAGCGACCTCGACTATCCATCTACCAAAATCCAACATTATACCTCACCTCCCGATACTGCCATAGCCTCAAGCGCCGCTACTCTTGCTTCAAGGCTTGCGATACGCTCCGTATCCTCTTCGACTGCAGGCGACCAGTCTGTAGCCTTAGTGCCTTTTTCGAGCTTGATGTTGCAAGCCTCGATCATGCCGTTTTTATCAAGCGCAAGCGCCACGCATTCGAGCTTTGCTATGTCGCTGTCGTCTATCGTCCAAGTCTTTTCGCAGTAGAGCCACTCGTCCTTTTTGGTTTTGCTGTTGACGGTAAGCGGTAAAATATGCAGCTTCGTATTATCAGCGGAACGGAATCTTGCCATTACATAGCCGCTTGCGTCAAGCTCGACATCGCTTCTGACCTTTATCCACGCCGAAAGCGTGTAGCTTGTGCCGACCCTGAAATCCGTCAGAAAGTGCCTCTTGCTCGTGCCAAAATATCGTGCATTGCCGGAATAGCCGGTTCTGGATATTGCAAGGCTATTTCCTGATATTCCGCCATCAACCGTTATTATAGTGTTACCGCTCCAGCCTTTTTTAAGATTTCCGGTGCTGTCATACAGCAGATTTCTGCCGCCGATCTCGACAGCATTCACCGCCGCAGTAATATCTGCCGCTGTCGCCGCTCCGACCTCGCTCGCCGTATATACCGGCTTATTCTCGGCTTTCGCCCATGCTGGCATATCTGTGATATCCGACACGTTATGTGTGTGTTTCTTTTTCGCCGCCCCGACTTCATCGGCTGTGTATGTAGGCTTATTTTTTGACTTTGCCCACGCAGGCACTGTCGGATCGGTTTCTTGTGTCAAGTATGCAGGCATATCTGTGATGTCGGATACCGTGTGCGTGTGTCCTGTATCTGCCTTACCCTCAAGTGCCGTCTGTGTCGCTGTCGATATAGGCTTGTCTATATCTGCGGTGTTATCCACATTGCCAAGCCCTATCTCGCTTGCCGTATAAGCAGGCTTGCTTTCAGCCTTCGCCCAGTCCGATATTTCGTCTGATTTCAGATACGCCGACAGGTCAACCGATATTGTACCGCTGTCCGATACATTAATATTCTCGCCTATCATCACACCGCCGAGCGTGTCGGCTGTCGCAGGCGGCAAGGTATAACCTCCGCTGCCACCGCCGCACTTTATACTACCTGCCACCCACAGATTTCCGCCATCGTCAAGCACCAGCGCATCGCTTTCGTAACTTCCTCTCGGTGAACCGTTTCCGACAACAAAAAGTGCGTCCTTAGTCTTGTTCATTATGCCGAAAGCCGCACCGCCTCGATAATTGGATACCGCATACTCGCCGTGAGCGAAGGATGCTTCCGCTTTCGCTTCGCTGTTAATGCCGCCTGCGTGGCTGTACCAACCGCTTGCAACGGCATTGTACCCTTCTGCGTGGCTGTATCCGCCGCTTGCAGTAGCATTGTATCCTTCCGCATGGCTGCAATAACCGCTTGCTGTGGTTTTCTCGCCTTCAGCGTGTGAGCCTTCTCCGCTTGCTTCAGTGCTATAGCCTTCTGCGTGTGCGTATGGGGTGCTTGCTGTGGTGCTGTTTCCTTCGGCGTGTGTGCTTGGTGCTGTTGCCTTCGTGCCGTTTCCTTCAGCGTGTGCGTAAAGCGAGCTTGCAATATTATTTTCATAGTCGTTGAATATCTCACAGCCGATGCCGGTAGCGGTGAGTTGTCCCACTTCGCCTGCAATCGTACTGTAAATAAGCTGTTTTTCCTCTTTGCCGTCCGACTTCTGTGCAATATTCTCATCTATGCCGTTAAAACAGAATTTTATCCTTTCGGTAAGGAGTGACAGATAATCCTCTACCGCATTTATCCTCCCTTTGTCCTCCGCAGATTTATCGGGAGCAAAGCTCATATTCAGATTATCCACTTATCTCACTTCCCTTTTCACTGTCAAGATATATGCCGTACAGCGTCGCATAAGCGTCACCGCTTACTTCGCCGCATATCTTTATTTTTATCTTTCTGCATCTGAGCGGTATTACAGGAGCGACAGCTATTTCTTCGCCATTCCCCTTTTCACTGCAAAGCTCATATACCTTCCTCCATTCTCCGCCGTCAGTGCTTATATATGCCGACAGCTCAAGCGTTTCGTTGTCCTGCTTTTTGTGATACAGCGACATTCTCAGCTTTTTATATATTCTGAATATACTTCCCCTGCCAAGTTCGCCGCTGACCGCAGAAAATTCGCTCCTGTCACTGTCCGTATAACCGCTGTCGTTTCCGACAAGCGTTACAAGCCTCATCTTTTTATTGCTGTCACGGGTAACGGCATACAGCCTGCCGTTTATCTCGTGCGCCGAGATTACATCCGAAAGCCGCCTCGTGTACCACGCCGAGTAGCGCTTGTCATAATAATACACCGTTTTGTCAGCCGCACACATAACAACATATCTTCCGTTTGCCGTCATCACCGCCGTATCGGTAATATCATCACCCAGCTTTGCGTCGATCCTCACCGATGCAGAGCCGTTAAAGCTGAATATCCCCTCAGGCGCCTTATAATAAAGCAGTCCGTCCGATATGCACAGTGAGCCGTCACTGCCCTTCTGAACACCTCTCAGCTTTACAGTGCTTAGCGTAAAGTTTGACGCTCTTGTGCCATAGACAATATGAACGACATTTTCCTTAAAGAACAGTACGCCTCCCCCGTACACGCATACTCCGGTGAAATCCCCGTCAGAGCCTACCGTTGCCGCCCATGCGTCAGTTGAGATGCCATCATAGCTTCCCCACTCCGTAGCACTTCCGAGCTTTGAACAGTATATTTCACGATTTGCCGACGAACACCCCCACAGCCTGTTGTTATGCTCTGTTATAAAATCCATCTTCGGTATCGGACAACTTAAGACCGCATTCTTTATATTAGGCACCATGAATTTGTCCATCTTCCGCTTTTCCGTATAAAAATAGTAGGTATCGCTGTATGCACTCGTGTCGAAGTTAATCGACACACACCCGTCCATACTGTAGCTTTCCTTTCCCACCGAGCTTATCACTACAGACAGGTACTGTTTCTTTCCGCCGTATTCATAATCTATCCTGACCATATCGCCAACGCTGTATCTTGACAGCGCTACGCTTTCCTCAGGCACATCAAGATACAACAGCTTATATATAGAAACCGTAGGCCGTGTCTGGTTCTGGTTATATTCGAACAGCGTGCCTGAAAGCGAGGGCTTCGCCGTATACTGCACGCTTGCAGGCGTATCAGCGGTATTTACAAGCACCTCGTCCGGCATTATCAGTATGTATGCTCCCAGCGACACAAGCTGTTTTTCCCCTGCACTGAGATTTACCGCCGTTTTCACTCCCGAAATATATATACCGTCCGCCTTTGTGTATACTATCTCTCCGTTTTTTATGATATACCCCGTTATACCGTCAGCCAACGCCTTGTACGAAAACGGCTTTACCGTTTTAAGCGCAGGAAAAGCGGTAAAATCCATACCGTACAGCTCCTGCCAGTATCCAAGCGGCGTACCGTTCGAGCGATCGATACCGCCGAACTTTACGGCACTTTCCGTACCACCTGTTATTTCTCTTACCGCCAAGTTCTTCCTCCTATCCCGTGATCTCGGTTCTCACGCACGAAATATGCCTGCTGTTCCAGAAACGGCAGCAGCTTTCATACAAAGCGTCAAACAGAGCGTTGTCATTGGCATATCTCTCATACTCCGCATGGTAAAAATCTATCAGCGAGCAAAGATAAAGAACGTATATCTCATCGTGCGGAGCCTTTATAAACAGCTCCGTTGCGCCGTCGCTCAGTATCTTTTCCGTATCGGTAAACCCAATCCCCTCATGTTCGTGCGTAACATACAGGTCCTCATATATTCTGCTTTCAAGCTCATAAAGCCACTTTCTCTTGTCCTCTGCGGCAATCTCGTTCGGTCGCAGTGCGTCAACCGTTTCAATGACTTCCTTTACCGTCATCACTTGCCCTCCTGCACTATCAGCGACTGCTTCCAGCCTTCATCACGGTAGTACTCCGCTCTCTTTCTCTGAAGCTCAGCTCTGTCCAGTTCCTTTTTTATGAACAACGGCACCATCACCGTTTCACCTCTGCGTATAAGATAATTGTTGCAGTTCACCGATACAAACACATCTGAGCTGTACTTGTCATTGTCCTTGAACAGCCTTACCGCCACAAGCTCAGTTAAGTTTTCTTTCATATATTTCTCCTTTACAATAATTATTTCCCTCTTACCCTCCCGCACTGCCGTTGCTGTCACCATTTCCTGCAGTGACCCTGTGCCGCTTATTCCGGTTGTCCTTTACCGGCTTTAATTTGCGCTCGTCTTTTCCGAATAAACAGGAGAACAGCTCTCTATTCTCACCATATACTCGTCCGTAAGTATCTCGGCTGTGCGTACCGCCTTCCAGCCCACGCTCGCTCTCTGGTTCAGAGGATCGTCGCCGTAGCCGAGCTGCTTTACTATGTGCTGAAGACCGCCGCCGGCAACGTCCGTCACCGCATAGGCGTGCGCTCCTATAACCAGAGTAGAGAACACCGCAAGCGCCTTATTTTCGTAATATGTCGAGGCTGTGACCTGTCCGCCCG